AGATAAAACTGATATTCAAAAATTCTTTAAAAGATTACGGAAACTATCCCAAACAAAAATAAAATATTATGTATGTGGAGAATATGGCACAAAAAAACTTCGCCCTCATTATCATTTAATAATATTTAATGCAAATAAAGAACATATACAAAAAGCATGGATATTAAATAACAAACCATTAGGTTCAATACATATAGGACAAGTAAATGAAGCAAGTATAGGTTACACATTAAAATACATGACAAAAAAGGGAAAAATACCATTACATTATAACGACGATAGACAAAAAGAATTCAGTTTAATGTCAAAAAGACTTGGTGACAATTATATAACTAAAAAGATGATTACTTGGCACAAAGAAGATTTGGAAAAACGTATGTATGTAAACATATTAGACAACAAAAAAATAGCTATGCCAAGATATTATAAAGATAAAATATATAATGAATTAGAAAAAGATAAAATTGCTATGTATTTAAAAGACATAGCAGAAAAAGAAACAGAAAAATTACAAACTGAATTAGGAGAAACATACGAAAAAGTTATGGTAGAAAGACATATAAATCAATTCAAAAAGATGTACAAAAATGCCGAAATAGGCCGTCAATATGAATAAATCAAACGCAAAAAAATACATTATGCAAAAAGTTAAAAATTCGTTAAATTACGATTATAAAGAACAAAAAGGAGAAGTAAATACATTACCTTCAATGACAATACCAGACCTAACAATGTCAATACGAACAATAGTAGACAGATATGCAAAAGGCCTACCAGTAACAGCCTTTACACCAATATATGAAGGCGAAGACTTCTATATGCCAGATCCTAAAACATTAGATTTAGTAGATAGAGCAGAATTACTAGAATCAGCAAAACAAGAAGTGGAGAGCCTTAAGTCTCGCCAATGGAAAAAACCACAAGATGTTGAAAACACTGTGGAAAACTTAAAAACAGACGTTGAAAAGACACCAATTTAAATTGGTGTCGCTTTCAGCGTAAGACAAGCGAAGCGCGTCAGAAAAACAAAAAGCACTAATAATCCTTGATATATTAGTGCTAATTGACACTAAACCCTTATATTTATGACAAATAAGCAACAAAATGAAATGGAGATGCGACATTGGAATTTAATAGATAGGCTAAAATGTCAATTAAAAAACAATAAAAAAATAGGTAGGATATGTAGTTATTATAGTACACCTATAAAACATTTACATAAATACAAATTCAAAAAAAACAAATAACATGCCAATACCATTAGCAGCACTAGCATCAGCAGCAATGCCAGTAATACAAGACCTTATAAATACTGGCAGTACATTACTTACAAATAAACAAAATAAAGATTTTAGTCAACAAATGTACGATAGACAAAGAGCAGACGCATTACAAGATTGGGACAAACAAAACAAATATAATAGTCCAAGTCAACAAATGCAGAGATATAAAGAAGCGGGGTTAAACCCAAATTTAATATATGGGCAGATGTCTAATTCCGCAGCAATTAGAAGTACCGATATGAAACAACCCGACTTTGTAGCACCAAAATTACAAAACACTGGACAAGTAATGAATAATTATTTAGACCTAAAACTAAAAGAACAGCAGTTATCAAACGATAAACAAGCTGGAGAATTATTACGAGAACAAACAAAAGGAAAATCATTAGAAAATCAAAACGTAATAGACCAAACACCATATATAGCTGAAGAAAAATTTCAAAGAAGTAGATTAACTGGAAAACAAGTAGATAGTATTATGGAAGACATAAGCAATAAAAAGCAAATGAATCCGTTATTAAGAGACAAGGTATCAAATGATATAAAAACAATGACTCAAAATAGATATTATCAAAATTTAACAACACCTCAACAGATAGCAGTACAAAAAGCAACAACAAAATTAATAGAAGCAAAAATATTTGGTCAAGATATAGAAAATTTATTCAGAAAATATACATATGATTTACAAAATAATTTAGGATTAAATCCAAACATTATATCAGATTTATTAAAAATAGGTGCTTCATCATTATTAAAACCAAGATAATATGAAAATATTTTGTATATACTACAGAGGAATGGTAATAATAAAAAACCAAACATTAGAAAGAGCATTAGAACTATTAGAGCGTTCAAGCGCCTTAACAATAGGAATACAAACAAATAACAATTAAAAAACCAAAAAATGAAAAGAGGTTACAAAGGCCGTCGAAGTTACGGCAGAAAAAAAAGTGGCTATAGGTCATCAAAAGTAAAAAGAACATATTATGTATCACGCGGTGGAATCCGCCTTTAAAACAAAAAAAAATGGGACAAAACCTTTTCAACAGCATTCAGCTGAACAAACCAAAAAAAAACGTCTTTGATTTAACGCATGACGTAAAGTTATCAACAAATATGGGACAATTAACCCCCATATTGACACTAGAATGTGTACCCGGAGACAAATTCGATTTATCATGTGAAAGCCTTATAAGGTTTGCACCAATGATAGCACCAGTAATGCATAGAATGGATGTAACAATGCATTATTTCTTCGTACCAAACAGAATATTATGGAGTAACTGGGAAAAGTTCATTACAGAACACAATAGTGAACACGTAGCACCATATATGGCTTATACAAATGGAGATTATACAGCTATGCAAAAAAAATTCATGGATTATATAGGAATCCCACCGGTACCAGTAGGTGGAGTTAGTACAAATGTAAGTGCATTACCTATGGCAGCTTATCAATGTATATACAACGAGTATTACAGAGATCAAAATTTACAAACACCAGTAGATTATAAATTAACTGACGGCAATAATAACACAGATGCCGGAGATAGAGAAAGATTAACAACATTAAGACAAAGAGCATGGGAACATGATTATTTTACATCATCATTACCTTTTGCACAAAAAGGAGCAGCAGTAGACATTCCAATTGGAACAATTGATCAAGATGTAGCAGTAAATTTTAATAGTTTAGAAAACAATCTAAACGAGGTATATTCTAGTTACAACGCATCTACTGGTGTATGGCAATCAATCGGTGCTTCAAATGGTGTATCTACAACAGGAACTCCAGAAATGATAGCAAAAACCTCAGAATTAGATATACAACCAACAACAATAAATGATTTACGTAGAGCATTTAAATTACAAGAGTGGTTAGAGAAAAACGCTAGAGGCGGAACAAGATATATTGAAAATATCTTAACACATTTCGGTGTAAGAAGTTCGGATAAAAGATTACAAAGACCAGAATACATAACTGGAGTAAAAAGTCCAGTAGTAGTATCAGAAGTATTAAATACAACAGGACAAGACGGGGGATTACCACAAGGAAACATGGCAGGACATGGAATAAGTGTAACAAGTGGAAAAAGTGGTTCATACTATTGTGAAGAACATGGATACATTATAGGTATTATGTCAGTAATGCCAAAAACAGCATATCAACAAGGAATACCTCGTACATTTTTAAAAACAGATTCATTAGATTACTTCTGGCCAACTTTCGCAAATATTGGAGAACAAGAAGTAGCAAAACAAGAATTGTACGCATATACAGCAAACGCAAATGATACATTTGGATATGTACCTCGTTATGCTGAATATAAATATATGCCTTCAAGAGTAGCTGGAGAATTTAGGACATCATTAAATTACTGGCATTTAGGAAGAATATTTGCAACAGAACCAAGTTTAAATAGTGATTTCATAGAATGTGACCCTACTAAACGTATATTTGCTGTAGAAGATGAAGAAACAGACGTATTATATTGCCATGTATTAAATAAAATTAAAGCAGTAAGGCCAATGCCTAAATATGGTACACCAATGGGATTATAATGTCAACAAAATGTATAACACCCTATCATGTACAAGACAAGTTCACTGGAAACTACATACCAGTGCCATGCAGTAAATGTCCGCCTTGTATGAAAAGGCGGACTTCTGGGTGGAGTTATAGATTGGTAAAAGAGGGCGAACGTTCAACAAGTGCACTTTTTGTAACATTAACATACGATACGGAATACGTTCCAATAACAGAAAAGGGATATATGAATTTAGATAAAACTGATATTCAAAAATTCTTTAAAAGATTACGGAAACTATCCCAAACAAAAATAAAATATTATGTATGTGGAGAATATGGCACAAAAAAACTTCGCCCTCATTATCATTTAATAATATTT